CCTGACAATACTTTCCGGATTTTGACGAAATTGTCCCACAAAGCGTCGCCCGGTTGCACGTCCACCTTGTGTTTAAATATCCATAGATAAATGTCCGTCAACAAATCGCAAATCAACTGGTGTTGCGTGGAATCATATTGTGAGAAGTCGTCATCTAATAATCGAAGGTCCTCCGCTACCATGTCTCGGAATGACACGGATAGCTGCTTCGGTGTCAACCCACAGGCAAATACGATCCGCCCAGGGTGTCTGAATACCTGTTCGATTTTTGCATTTATTGATCTAACGACCATTCCCATCATAACCGATATCGGATCCGTCTGACCACAAATTAGGCGTGGGGCCTTGCTGCTTCGCATATCGACGCCTTTTGGGTCTTTATCCATCTTCAAAAATATTTTTTGTCTAGCCATCCTACGGATCTCGCGCATTGAGAATGATGTCACGCCACCTTGGGAGTCCGAGACCACCCTTTGCCAACACAGTTTGTTGATCTTTTTCCGTCCTTTGTCAAAAAAGGAGTTCCACACATCAAAGGAACACCATTCACTGATAGACAAGTCCTCAGGGACCCGCGGCAACACGCGATACGCAAATTTCCGAAATCGCTGAAAGACCTCCAAATTCACTCTTGGTAACGGATTTGTAATCCGCAAGGTGAGAGCGTCCATTTCATTTTCGGGGGTTCGTGCTGCAGCCGATGTGTAGTTATTCAGATCGCCTCCAAATAGGAACATCCCTTGTGGCCACGATTTTTCTTTCATTCTCATATCGATCTCTGATGCTTTCGTGCGAAAAAAACGATGTTTCTTCTCACTCACAATAGTTTTGTGTCTTTTCCAGCACGCCACGCATAACAAGGTGCCCGATGGTGATGCAAATGTGTTCTCCTTATCGCCACATTTCACACACGGTGAAAGGCTAGGTATGGCTTCACCATCATATGTCGGGGCTGGCCCATAATAGCCCGGACATCGCACCACTCCATATAGAAAGGGCTTTACCGGTACCACCACACTGTCCAAATGATGCAGAGCGATGCCCACAAATTTCACATGTGGGTCATCCTCAGCCATCATGTCTATTGTTGTCCTGTGGCGGCACACGGGAGTGGGGGCCCCCCGTAGTTTAACGACCAGGTGTTGTGGTTGGTCATCGTGACACTTCGCGCAACACGGGCCTTCAGCGGAATCAGGTACTTCACCATGATCTCCGCCAACTCGGATACCCTTACTACATCAACTTTGAAGGTGCTTGCAACGGTATGGACAATGTTTGTTGTCGTCAATACATTAGTCAAGGGTGTACTTTCCAACCGTGCATACAACTTCGTCTTGAGGTGCTCGACGGCTTCTTCTGGTACTCCGAACTGACTGACCAGCCTCTTAGTGGCAGTGTCCAACATTTCCTCAAGTACAATCAGCTCAGAGTCCACGTGTAAAATGTTCAATACCTTCACCTCACGTTCGGCAGGTAGTGGCCACCCATGCCACAGGCCACCGATAACCAGGGGTATGGTCCCCGGCCGTACACATTTGTGTAGGAAATTTTTGCACCGATTCCATCTCGACAATCGGCCGGGGTCTGGTGTGGTGATTAAAGTTGTGGTATAACCCCGCACTGTTCGAATTTCCTGCACTTTCGTCAACCCATGTGCTTCCACGTACAAATTTGCGTCAATTGGGTCTATATTTGGTCGCAACCCGCCTCGGACGGTTGCGTCGCTCGTTTGCCTTGCAATGTACGTCAGGTTTTCATACACCAACTCAGGATATCCTGCCATTTGCAGCGGCGTTGGATAATCACTAAAGTTCCACAGTACAACTGGGAATCTCTCCCTTGGGTGTATCTCGTTGTTCTCTTGCAACAACTGCAGCACTTTGGGTCTTTCCGATTGCCAAATCACCTCGGTCGCTGGTCTCGACACGCAGTCGACTCGACGTTCCTTGGTTCGGAGTTTTGCGTACGCGTTCATGTCTTGATAAGACAGTCGGACTCTTTCGATTTGCGGCGTTGGCATTTGTGCTTGTCGAATGGACGCAGCCGACCGATAGCCCAATTCCAGACTGGAAACAATGTTCGCCCCGGCGTATTCGCGCAGGGCTCGTTTGTGTGCAGCTTTGGCCTCTTCGGTGGGCCTCGCCCAAATTAGGGTTGGCAATGCCAACAGCCGGTCCCTTTCTGCCTTTTCTTCCTCTATGATTTCGGCACATTCCAAGCCATACTCCCATATCATTGCGGTGACTTCCTCGCACTCTAGTTCCGCCCAGTACATTCTTTCTCCTTTTTCATGCAGTATCCGATTGTATGCGAGAACTCCGCTCTCCATCTTGAATGTCTTCCATGCCTCCAAGAATTCGAGGTCACGTTCTTCTTCAATTGCTTTTCGCTCAGGTTCGCACTGTTCCCACAGTACGCTCGACACTATCTCGTGATCGTAGTGATATGGGTCTCGGGTCACCTGCATTTTGCCTGCGGTCCGTAAGAAGAATTGCTCCGCGTTCCGGAACGATGTCACTTCAATCCGATAATAATTTTTGTATCGGTCGAACATCCGGAGCATATTGGATGGCATCCTGCAGTCGAGAAAAATGGTGGTGTATTTGCCGTCCACTTCGTACGCATCCAGTTGCCGCAAAAATTGCGGTATATGGAGATGTCTTGATTTGATGTCCACTCCCCACAATGAAAACTGTTTCAATTTGTCGGCTCTGTCTTTTTCCTGTTCAGGATCGCCGTCCGTCACCTCAATTTGCGTCTTGTTGAAGGTGACAAACGCATACTTTTCTACTTTGGGTAGTGGGTCAAATTTCGGTGGTTCGTAGTACTCGTCTTCGACGTACTCATCTTCGTAATCCGGCTGCGGTGCCACCATTGGCCGTTTGGCCCAGCGTTTCAATCCAGTGCCCTTCCCCTTCTTATTTGGCCCTGGATTCTTTGCTACATCGCCGCACACCGTCAAATCTTCTTCTGGGTCCATCTGCTGTGGTTCTTCCATGTCCCTGAACCATGTTTCGAAGGTGTAGCAGTACTCCTGCTGGACCCTTTCGTCAAAGTATGAGAAGTCGAAGCGCAATGGATCTTGCTCCAACTCGACCTGGGGTTCCTCCTGGACGTCCGGAAATGGCATTTCCTGGAAAACCAAAAGGTTTTGGTTTGCTTCGGCCATGCTCGACATTTCGCTCAGCGCGTTCGTTTCCATCGACACTGTCGAGTCATCATCTAAATACCCCAGTTCGTTTTCCATCGCTGCGATTACCCAGCCCATGTCTTGTGGTTGGAACCCAATGTTCTCATAATATTGATAGACTTCAGAGGCTGTATATGAATGTTCAGACATGGGGTGGTCTTCAAACCACATTTGCCATTGTTCGCAGGGACATCCGGTGGTTGTGCAAAATCCCATCTCATCTATCATGTGGGTAAGATGGTGGGTGGAGGCCTGGCAACTCCAACAAAAGTACGGGTCGTTGTACAAACTTTCACACCCGCACTCATAGCACATCTGAAACCGGGTAGGCCCTGGGTTTCCTTCCACGTCACCGTCCGCGGTCAAATCTTTTTTGTACACGCTGGACTGACGGAACTCGGCTTTTCGGATTTTAACGTACCATGCACAGTCACACAATAAAATAACACACAGATAAATAGGCAAGTAAAAATACAACCGCCGCAATACGGTAAAAACATGTTTGTGGTGATGGGAAATTTGTTGTGGTGTTTGTATTATTTTTGGGTTTTTGATTTTTTCTTTTGTTTTTTGGCACAATAGTGCTTCTGTTTTTTGAGGGTTGGGGTTGCGTCCGCCGTCGCTTTGAATTTTAGCGGACGAAGAAGGGATCAAAACAAAAGGAGAGGATAACATGAGGGGTGGAGAAGGAAGAAAAACAATATTTTGAAATAAAGGGAAGGATGGTGTTGTACATTTGGGGGAAGTTAAGGAAGGAGACAGACACATTGTACCACTGAAGACAAGTTTGTGTTGGGGGGTATTACACAAGGTCACATGGTTTCCCACAAACCGTATTTGACCGTTCGATTCATTGCATGCCCCTCGTTGTTCGTTCGTTTTCTTGATGTTGGGGTGCGATGCTGTAACTTACACTTCTAAGGTCCCCTTTGGAAGGTCACTCGTAACTTTTGGGGGAGCTTGACAGGCTCCAGCCTTCATTTGCGAGGCCTCCGCGCGAACCCCGGGTTGGGATGGCCCGTTAACGCACGGCTTAAATTTGTTCCTCCTTGCCCTCACATAGCTATTAACCCGACTTAGGAGGAGCTCAGTCTAGCCCGTCTAACTAACTGAGCTGGCGGGGCTCGTCAGCTCGTCCGCCTATGCTTAGGTTTCCCTCAAGTCTTCACATGGCAAATTCTGCCTTTAGCCCAGAACGCAATTGTGGTGTTGAACATTCCCCCTGGTAGCGCTTTGCCAGGGTCTTTAAACACCGGTTTTTTGGGTTGGGGTTTGTCACCTGTTGCTCCTTTATTCCAAGCGGCACCGAATGCCCGCCAAATAAACGCCTGTCGTTGTACAAAAAATCAACAAAGTAATCACGATCAAGCTCGTTGTACATTTGATTAGCTGGCAGATTTCAAAGATAAATCGCCAAGACATCAGGTGTATTGTTCAAAAGAAACGTTCGTCGCTACACTGCTCGATCCCACATCTCTTTCCTCTGAGCCTTTGTCATTATCAGTGTCGGCACAGTCGTCTTTGCCTTAGGTTTGGGTCTGGCCACACGGCTAATTTTCTTCGTAGTGCCCTTCGCAGGCTTAACCACGACCCGCGGTTTGGGACGAACCAACTTTGCTACCGTGCGGTTTGTGGGCCTATTTGGGAGTAGGCTATGGGCAACAGAAGCAATAGAGCCCACTGGACCACTCAAGGAGGCGAGGAAAGGCAGTACCAACTTAGTTAAGTGTGGTATCATCGATGCAAATCGACCGACACCATATGAGATAGCAGATCCGATTTTCTGCCAGTGCGATGGGTTTTCGTGGAAATTCGGGACCATTGCGACGGCCTCCAGAGCTGCTTTAGTAGCATCGAACGTTACGCCGGGAGGATGGGTCTCAAACCACTGGTCAGTGGTGTGGAATTCTACGTCCCAAGCGAAGGTCCCTAGCCATTCAAGCCCTGGAGCTGCCGCTCCCGTATTGTCAGACACCAAAGCCATCACGTTAAAACGAGAAGGCTTGTCGATCTTAAACCGCATGCACGTCAATGAGTTGTTTGCTGCTCCTGTCCCATAATATGAATATCTTTCAAATTTGAAGTCAACATCAGAAGCGGGCCGCAAAAATGAATAACAGCCCTTAGCAAACGGAAACTCTGAGAAGTAAGATAATGGCAGAGTGGTTATTTCACCGGACGTAATGTAATTGTTCCATTGTTTACCACCTTCAATGGATCCGACAGTTATTGTGCCTGAAATGTTCAACATTGAGGCAGTCGGTGTGGCCATGAAACTAGCAGAGTTGATCCTGGCATCGGTCAGTTGTGCTGCGTGTGCAAAGGCTTG